ATATACATTAAGTATCTAGTTCTTTAATTAACAATTCATATTTTTCTATTAACATTTTAAAAGTTTTGTTGATTTTTTAATTCGTCTAGTTTAGTTTTGTAATCATTAAATATATCTAACCATTCATCGTCTGATAGTTTGTATATCTCACGTGATTTTATTAATAGTTCTTCTGATAATTGTTCTCCTAATGATAAAGAATATTCATATTGACGCCCAAACTCAAAACGGTTACATTTACGGCACTGACTGTAAACGTTTCTAGGGTCGTAGCGAGTAGATAATCTACCCCTTGATATAAAGTGACCAGCATCGCTTTCTGTAAAATGTATAGGTTTTTTACAGGTTATGCAATTACAATAACCAGTATTATTATCAGCATCTCTACGTCTTATATATTCGTGAAATACTTTGTCAATTTTATTTTTCCAGTATTTTAATGTTTTTTTTGCCATTTGATTAGTTCTCCTAAGTCTTATATTTTATTTTGTATTCACTTAGATACACTTTTATATCTATTTATTTTGTATTTGTTTTTTATGCCTTTAAGGGCAACAAAACATTTAACTAAATGTCTAGTTTTAATAAAAAATTCAAAGTTATATATTTTATTTTAAAAAAAAAAGAAAAAAACTATTTATTTTTCCAATGCTTAGTTATTTTCTCTGCTGAACGCATACCAAAATAACCACCATAAACCAAAAGTAATAAAGAAGAAAGTAAATCAATCCAGTTAGGGTCTATTTTAAAACCATCTAATGAACTATCTAATATAATATAAATAAACAGTGTAGCGGTTAAAAAAGCAAGCGTTAAAGGTCTTATATTGCGTGTTAAATAACTATCTGTATTATTATCTGAAACCCACCGCTTTGTAGTTTCTTGCATTTCTATTTTATCAAAATTTAATTCTTCTAATAAAAGTTGTTTATCTGCTTCGCTTAGTTTTTCATCAGCTCCGATTTTAGAAGCTAAAACATCTAGTGCTTCTATTCCTGTAACGTTACCAGCTATTTTTAATAGTTCTGGTGCTACTTCTTTGCCTTGCTTTAACAACCAACGTAAAGCATCACCAACCCTTGTAGTACCGTTTTTATCTTTATATTTAGGCATTATTCCAACGTGCTTTTGTTTTTCTTATATCGTAATGAGTAAATGTTTGGTACATTCCTAAACCGCCTTGAAGTATTTCACCAGATAACATTAAGTCGTCTAAATAGTCGTAAGTATCTAAAACAGGGTCAAGTCCTTGAATAACAATATCAGCTGCTTTGCCTAGTAAGTGTTGAGAGTTAGGAGAACCACCAACCGATTTATTATGTGCTTCACATCTATAAGCACTGTTTATTATTATAGGCATCGCTACATTATCCCTTACATATTGCAATTGGTGTGCTAGTTTAGTTATATTAACTAAAACATCGCTAGGCATTTCACAACCACATTTACACTCAAATTCTTTTATACTAAAATTTTTAGTCATTTTTTTTCTTGTGCGTTTCGTATATTTTTTGTGCTGTATACCCTATTGATAAAAGCAATAATATAATTTTTAAACCATTTTCTATATGCGTAAAACTCACTCCTAAAGTGACTGCATTTAATATCGCTATTCTCAAATCTTGTACTGACATTATAATTTAAATTTTTGATAGTCCACACCATAAAAACTGTGTATACCATTACCATCTGCAATAGCTACTGCATAGGACTTCCAGCCGTATGGATGCTCTGCTTTTATTACATTGCCATCTTCGTCAATAGTATCTTGTAACTTCCAGGCTACATCTAAATGGTACTTGTCGCTTAATACTGGTGCTTTTATTTCGTTACCCTCTTCATCGTATTCACCTTGCTCTAAAACAATATGTCCGAGTTTAACAATAGCGTGTCCGTGTGTTGGGTACTCGTTACCATCTTCGTCTGTTTCTACGCCAAGAGCTTTTATTTTAGCTTCAGTTTGTTCTCTGCTATCAAGAGCATATTTAGCCAATTTAATCATAATTTATATTTTAAATTTTTATATTTATTTATTTTATATTGTTGTTAAACAAGTTAGTTCTTCATCTGTAAGAGCTTCTTTAAAAACTGCTACGCATTTAGTTTTTCCGTAGAAAGGGTTTGTGCCAGTGGCATTATCAAAAGTTAGAGTAGTAAGCTCTTCACTTGGAAAAGTATTTCCACTTGTATCTGATGCAACTTTAACTCCATTAATCCATAAAGCAAAATTATTTTCAGCGTAAGAAATTGCAATTTTGTTAAATTCAGTAGTATTTGATATTGTAAAACTTTGATTAAATTGTACTGCGCCAGCTGATATTACAATACCTTGTACTGTATTGCTTGTTGTAGATAAAACTAAATTTATTTTGTTATTCGCATCTTTAGCTAAACTAATTCTCCTGTTGGTTAAATCATTAGCTAAAGCCGCTATCTCTGCATATAGCACACCCTCTGTTGAGTTTATTAAATCTGAGCTACCAGCTCCAAATGCTGCATCTTGTAAACGAGTAACTGTGCTTCCGTTTGTTGGAATGTATGAAGTAGCGAAAGAGCTTTGTTCTATTTGTGCTCCCCATAATTGTATCGTACCACCACTATTTAAAGCGTTTGATAAATACAAATAAAAAGTAGTATTAGTTCCAGTATTGAATGAGTGTGTAATTCTTTTCCACTCTGTTGTACTTAATTCACTAAAATAACTTATAGGAATTAAATTACTTCCACCACTTCCACCAAGACCAAGAACTCTAGATTGAACCTCCGTAGCATCTACATTTTTAGCGTAAAAAGAAAGTGTGTAATCTGTATTTTGAGATAAACTAATTCCGATAGTTTGCAATTTTCCAGCTCCAGTACTTGTTAATTGCGTTGCGTTATTTTCACCACTAGGAGATAAACTTGTAGTATTATCAAAAGTGCTTCCTTGAAAACTTGAAAAATATGTACCAGAACCATAAACCTCGCTATAAGTAACTAAATTCGTACTCTGCGGCTCAAATAACCAGCTGCCACACCCGCTATCTGGTACAACTTCTTGACCTAGATATTCTTTTACGCTTACGTTGTCTATTGAAAATATAGCTCCATTTCTTGCTCTAAATAAAAAGCTCCCATCTGCGTTAGAATGCGTAAATGTAAATGTAAAAGTTCCGTTGCTTGTTATTGTATATATTGCTGAACCAGAACTTTCAATAATTCTTGCCTCACCCAAACTATTATAATCTGAAACTGTAAAAGTAACTTTGTAAGTTTTACCATTAGTCAAAATATTTTGATACAACATTGAAACTCCCCCAGTTCCGTTTAAATTACCAGTACCACCGCTTATAGTAGAATTAATTTTATTCCAGTTGCTATCTGTCGCAAAATCTCCATTAGTAACTAATTCACTCCCTAAAGAATCTTGATAACTAAACCCTTCGTAGTTTATTCTAGGTAGGTTAGTGTCGTCTGTAATTTCTACTACTGATATGTTTGATATAGAGCCGCTTGTTGTTCCTAGTGCTCGTATATAAAATGATGTTTCCGTTCCTTTTGTAAAATACCCAGTAAATACTCCAGCCGATGCCAGCGTTCCTACTAAAGTACCGCTAAAATAAACTCCAAAACTACCTTGAGTTATTGACAATACTTCAAAAGAAACTTTTGCTAAAGCACCATTTGTTAGCGATGATGCGACTGCATTTTGTGAAACAGATTGACCGCTTGCAGTAGATGTAAAAATAGCTCTATCCTCTCCTATTGCTACACCAGTACCTAAAATCCAATCTTGTCCGACCTCTTTAACGCTTACGTTATCTATTGAGCCAGTATATGCACTTTGTACACTAAATAAAATATTGTTTGCGGTTGTTGCAGCAACAAAATAAAATTCTTGAACACCATCTTCTGACGCTATATTTTGATAAGAAGCACCACCGACTTTAAATCTAATTAAGCCACTTGTATAGTTGCTTATCTCTAAAACTACTTTATAAGTTTTACCTACTACAACTCCTAAATTGTTTTGAAATACAATACCAGTTGATGCAGAGCCATTTAAAGAGCCACCACTTATATTCCAATCATTTGTTGTCCAATCACTATCTGTATCAAAGTTTCCGTTTGTTACAAGCTCTGAACCCTCTTGAGAGAAATCTCCGTTAGAAACTAAGTTACTGCTAAGTATTTGCACGTCTTCAATTAAACCTTCAGAGTTTACTCTTGTGGCACTAGAATTTCTAGTGAAATCGAAGTCTGCGTCTATTACTTCTTTTACTGAAACGTTGTCTATTGAGAAACTGCTACCACCTGTGTTACCCCAAAAAGCAAAAGTTGTTTGATTGCTTGGTACATTTATAGTTAAAGTATAATCTTCATCAGTATAATATTCATATGTGTTATCTGTATAACTTACACTTCCCGATGAATTACCAATCCATATTCTTGCACCACTTCCCGATGAATTACTAATACTAAATTTTAATTCATAAATATTAGCGTTTAATGTAACATTTTGATACAAAGATGCATTTGTACTATCGTTATAATTAGCAGTTCCACCACTAATTGACCAAGCACCTCCCTTTATCCAATCGGTATCTGTATCAAATGTGCCATTAGTAACCAATTCGCTACCTAAACTTGGAGCTGGTTTAACACTTAATATTTTACCATTATCGTAAGCCGTTGGAGTAGTTACTATACTCGCTTTTTCTAATAAATTACTCATTATTCACAGTTTTCTAATGCGGTTAATATTGTAGTCGTTCCAGTCGCATTTTCGTAATACGTTGCTCTGGCTTGTAAAGTCGTTAAAAGGTTAGGCACTGCGCTTGTTACTGACAAATCAAAGTATATTCCACCCCATCCAAATTTCACTGGTAATCCCCACCAAGTTGTTTTATATATTTCTCCGTATCCCATTATGTTGTTAATTTTATCGCTTCTGCTTCTGTTAATACTCTATCATATACTCTTGTGTCGTTTACCTCGCCTTGAAAAAAGTCGCTATTTGCTGTGCTATTAGAAAAATTTACTCTATCTAAACCAGTAGGCACAGTTGCACTTGTATCTGTGCTCACTAAAGCTCCGTTTATATAAAATTTATACTCGTTAAGTTTGAAAGTAACTAGTATTTTATTTCTTTGATTAAATGTAATTGTCTGATAATTGCTAACACCCCCACTTGAAAACAGTCTAACTTGCGTCCCGTTGCTTTGAAATTGTATTAAAATTCTTTGTGATGTCGAGTTATTACTTAGGCTAATTGTGGAAACTAACCCAGCATTATATGGTAAAACGTCTACAAAAAAACTACCCTCTGTAATATCAAACAAATCACTATCCCCACCATTTAAGCACTCATCTTTTAATCTTGTTGTAATGGACGGCGTTGGAATATAGCTTGATGTGTATGTTCCTTGTTCTAATTGTCCTCCCCATACTAAAATATCAACGTTTTCATCAGAACCATTATTGGGGAATGAACCTAAAAACAAATATAAATTTTCCCCACTTGTTCCACTTCCTTGAATTTCAATTCTCTGCCATTCGTTTCCTATTGGGTAAGAAGTTATAGATGTATTTCTACCGTAAACTATAACATTTTCAGTATTACCTGTATTGCTTTTTAAATAAACAGAACCAGCATAATTTCCTATAAAAGAAGAAGTTGAAAGTTGTATTAAAGAATAATTACTTCCTGTTGCATTTGCTTGTATTCTTGCTGCGGTGCGTGTTCCATTTGGTGATATTGCGTAGTTTTGAGTTTTTGTGACCGACTGACTTCCACTAACAGTAGCCCATTGACTAGCATCACCACTATTTGAAGCATAGTTTGTTCGTTGTGGTTCTAAAAGTAAACTAGGACAATTACTATCATACCAATCTAATCTTGGTATATTATTAGTAACCTCTTCAATTAAACCATCTTCGCGTACTCTTGTACCTTTACTTGCTCTATCAAAATCAAAATCTCCGTCACCATTTACAGGCAAAACAGAGTAAACTTTGCTTGTGTTATATGCACTAGGTATTAATGTAAATTGTGGTTTTGTCATTATTTTTTCTCCTTTGTTAAAGGTTTATTTTGTTTTTTTAAATAAGCTTTTAACTTACTTAAATTTTTTTCTTTTACTTTATATTTCATAAAACCCAACCATTAAAAACTGTATCAGTGTCTGGACTTATATCCTCGTTTGTATTGCTTGTGTATTCTGGGAACTTAGATTGATTAAAACATAAATAATCAACTAATCTAGTGCTGTAATAGTTTGCGTATTCTCTTGCTTTGCCAACTAAATAATCAACCTCTGTTTTATTTACGTTTTCAGCTGTTTCGCTTGAATGTTTAAATACGCCACCGTTTTTGATTTGATAAGCTGCAAATGGTATATAATTAACTTGAGCAAACCATATTAAAGTTGGTTGTACATAATCTTGTACAAGTGCTAAATAATCACCTGTTAAAGTACTATTTTCAATGTCAGTACTTATTCGGTTGTATAAATCTGTTCCTAGTAAGTTTTGTATGTCAATTTCTTGACCTAGTTTAATAAACTGAATAAATTTATCTGTATCTACATTCCCATCTAAGATAGAATTTCTTACTAAGTCAGTTCTTGTTATAAATAATGCTGTTGCCATTTAGTTTTTGAATTTCATTTTATTCCAATATTCAGCAGTATAACCTTTATACTTCATATCCTTTGGTGCTACTGGTACTTTTTGAGCGTTCTTAGGCATTTTAAAACCTTTACTTTTAGCTTGACCGCTTGTTATTTGACTTTTTTCACCGTTTTTAATTTGATAAGTTTTTCTAAACCATTTATGGTTGCATCTTGCACCACCCTTGTAAAGCCATATAGAATAAGTATCTGAACCACCTTTACCAAAACCAGCATTAACAGCTTTATTTCCCATTGCCACTATATCTTCTTTACGGTAAACCTTTTTAGCACTTACCATTTTAGAGCAAAATTGTCTGCTTGTAGAACCAGCTTTCTCTGGTGCATAAGAATAACGTACTAAAAACTGAACACCCTTTTGACTGTCTTGTTTTGACTTACCGTCTTGTGTGCTTTTTGCGTTTGGTTTAGCCGTTCCTGTGCTTACAAAATTCCATATTTTAGATAGCGTTGTTTCTTCTTGTTCTGGTTCGGTGTTTAAGTCTGTTATAACTTCATCTAGTTCATCGTTTAATTCATAATCAACCTCGCTTTCATCTACCAAATCATATTCCGATAATAGTTCGCTTTCATCTTGTCCTAAGTCAATTAATTCATCAGCTATATCACTTCCAACATCATCTGGTAAATCTTGACTAAGTTTAACCCCTGTTTCTTCTTCTCGTGTTTCTTCATCTTCAACATTTTCTAAGTCTGTAAATTCCAACGGTTGAAGCGTTTTAAAGTACAATTTAAGGCTTATTTGGTTGTAAGCTAATATACTATCAAAGGCATCAATTAAAAGCATCTGAAATGGTCTTATAACGGTGTTATCCATTAAATTAGACGCAGTCATTAATTCTTGTGCATTATTACCTAACCCAGAATTGTCTTTGATGCCTAAAAGCATAGGACTAACAACTCTATGAGATACCATTACTTTCTTAGAACTTTCGTCACTTAAAAATTGATACTGATTGTGTGCATCGCTTAATTGTATAGGTTCAATAGTTGCTGCACTTTCTGGATTGTCATTAAATGCTAAAATAAATTTACCAGCATTGCTTGAACCACTAAACTTTTGATATATTCTATTTTCTAATGCTTGGCGTTCTTCTGCGTTTGGCGTTCCGTTATTAAAATTAATGAGCATTGACGGAGCTAAACCGTTCAGGATATTGTTCAAATGGTAGTTACTTATTTCTTGCTCTAGTTCCGCATATTGTAAGCCACCAGCATAATCAGGACTAGAATAATATTTATAACCAGCTCTGTAAGGCTTTACATATATAATTTCTATATTTTCTTTACTACAACCAAAAGCTGGTATTCTAGTTGTGTGACCTACGTTTTTAACCTTGCTCCAATCATCAGCGTAATAGTATGCTTCAATTTCGCCTTTTTTATTGCATTTTTCAGCTCTTAAATTTTCTACTGGGATATGCTCAACTTGTGCAATAGTTTTTCGGTCTTTACTGTAAATGACTTGCATAGAACATTGACCCATTAATTTAAGGTCATAGCATAATTTACGTACCATATCTTTATGAAACAAAGAAATCATTTTAGCGTATTGTTCTGGCTTTTTATTTGAATTTAAAGCATCTAGTCCACGTCCGTAAATCATCTCACTAATACCGTTTATAATAGCGTTATTTGTTGGACTACCATTGTAACGGTCAATTAAATACTTAAAGTAATTATTATTTTCACCATAAGAAACCCACTCTTTGTTTGATTTCTCAACAATTTCTGGTGTTGTGTAAGTACTTAAATTTACTATTCTTAAATCGTTCATAGTTATATTATTATAAATTCGTTGTCCGAACTTTCTTCACTTATATATTGGTCTTTATTAACGCTGTAATATTCGTCATTACTTTGGTTAATTGCTTGGTCTGTGCAAAAAATCTTATCTTTATAAATTATGTTATTTAAATAACTAACTTCTAAAATATAAAAATCGCTTTCAGTTAAAGTACCAAAAACTGCATCAAAAGAAATATAATTACCGTCAATTACTGAAGTAGCATTAACTGTAATACTTTTATTTGTACTTTCGCTTGTTAGTTTCAAGTTCAAAGTGCCAACCGTAAATTCTCTAGGAATTATTTTAAAGGTTTTGTTTCCGCTTGTGGTTATTAACTTCATATTAATATATAAATAAAAAACAAATATTTTGTATTGTGTAGGTATAAAAAAAGGGTTACCCGTTAAGATAACCCTAATTTACAAGTAAAATTACTAATTATGCTGTTGGGTCAATTTGAACCGCTGAAGCATCATCAGTGATAACAGTTGAAGTTACAAAGTAAGGTGGTGCAGTTTCTTGCGCATTTACCGTTAATGTGTAACCTGTTAAATCTCCCATTGCAGCACCTGTAACGATAGTTCCACCGTTTACATCGCCGCCATTTTCAAGTCCTACTAAAAAGAAGTTTCCGTTATAATCTTCAACCGCAACGTGTGGACGTGCGTGTGCGATTAATTTAAGTTCTTCTTGTGTAGCTTTGTCTTGAAAAGTCAAAGTCATATTTAGTGTAGTATCATAGAAAGTTGTTCCGTTTTCTCTACTGCTTGTGATAGCAGTTTCCATTGAACTATTTCCTTTTACGTCAAACTGAAACCATTCTGGCGTTCCAGAAACACCTGTAATTTCACCAGCTACGATTGTTGCATCCCCTAAAGTTCCGTAATCAGCAAAATAGATAGTTTTAATTCCACCTACTGCCGATTTACAAGGTACTTTACGTCCGCTAGTTATTGAGCATCCCATATTTTTAAAGTTTTTTAAATAAAAAAGGGTAGGCAATTTTACCCACCCTTTTAAATTTGATTAGTTAATTATTATACAGTTTTTCTGTAAACGATATCCGTTACTTGTGCATACTGAACACCAGCAGTAAATCTCATTACTACACGAACATTTTGAGAGCCGTCATTCTCTGCCATATCAATTACTCGTACTTCGTTCAAGTCATTTAATAGACCAGTTCCAAAGAATAAGTTTGATTTTTCAGCAGCAATAATAGTACCGTCAGCAGCACCTCTTGCTGGTACAACAGGAATTCCGTCAAAGAATAAAGAACCTAATGCTTGGTTGTTTCCTTTGTTTTCGTAACCGTTAGCACCCTCGCCACCAGATTGGAAACCTCCTAAAGCTCTTGTGTAAGCACGAATTACATCAGATGCAGCATAGATATATAAATCTTCTGACCCATATACAGCAGTAGGAATAGCGTCTGCCACAGCTCCTAGCTCAGTTAAAACATTTGCCGATGTAATTGCAGCACCTGTTAAATCTTGTCCAGCTGGTAAATTAGCATCAGCATCTAATAAAGTTGCAAATCCGTCAAACTGTCCGCTAGTTGCAGTTGAACCAGACCAGATATTTTTTTCTGTACGGTCAGCTACTTTTGCAGCAACGTGAGCCAATACGAAATCAGCAAAGTTTGGAGCTAAGTTGTCAAATGCAGAATAACCCATTTGTTCAGCTTCCCACGAAGAATGTAAGGTTTTCTTACAAATGTCAAGGTTTACTTGAAATTCCTCTGGTTGTAGGATAGCTTCTGTTAAAGTTAGCGTTCCAGCATCTGTTTGGAAATCACAAGTAGCGTCTTTAACGATATCGTCAGTAGATGCTTTTTGGATTACAGATTTGAATTTTACGTTTGGCATAACGGTAATTAAACCCTTATCCAAAGTGTCCGCCGACAATAAAGCTGCGGCTACATATTTTCCTGAGAATTCCCCAGAATAGCTTGTTGTTAATGATACACTCATTTTATTTAGTTTTTAGTTGTTATTAATTATTTAGTCTTGCCATTACTCGGTCAATAGTAGTGCTTTTTCTGTTTTTAGAAACACTAAATTTCGAGATAGTTTTGTTTACTTCTGGATTTGATACAATAGGCTCGGCACTTGGCTCATTTAATTCAGCTTGTACTTCAACAGGAATTTCGTTTAGCTCCACTTTTTCGTGTTTAGCTAATTCTTCTGTTAATAGATTGCCTAAGTCATCAGAACTTAAATCCTCTTTTGGTTCTAGCATTGCTTTGATTTCTTCAATCATTGATTTAACCTCTGCTAGTTCTTCTTTAGTAGCATAACCCATCTCTTCCTCTTCTTTTGCTTCAACCTCTTCAACCTCTTCAGTTTCCTCTTCAGCTTCAGCATCTTTAATTTCAGCAATAATACCCTCTTCGGATACTACTAATATTTTACCGTCCTCTAATGCGTACTCACCAACAGGCAAAGCAACTTTTTCATCTTCTGTAACGATAAAAACTTCGTTTCCACTTTCAAACGCATCAGCTTCGATAACTGTACCGTTGTCTAGTTTAGCTTGTTCTAACTTAACTTCTTCGTTAAGGTTTAGAACGTCTTTGATTTTTTCTATCACGTTGTTTGATTTCATACTTATATATAATTTAGATTAATTTAATTTGTATTTTCGTTATGCTTTTTTCTGTAATATAAACCATTCTACGCCGTCACTCCATACCGTAATGCCTTCATAATCTTTATTTATTCTATATGCGTTTGAACTTCCGTCTAGCGTTTGCCCAGATGCTGGAGTTATGTCTGCGTGGTCTTGACTGTTAAAAGAA